AAGAAATAAACGTAGAAGAAAGATCATCAGAACAAGCAAGATTACAAGCCATAGTTGATGAGGCTAATCTAGGAACACAAGCAAAGGTTGATGCCCAAATTGCACTTGATGAGTTTATGGAAACTAGTAGGCAGGAATCCATATCATTAAATCAAGAGTATTCAGATGCAATAGTTGCAGAAGAACAAAAGATATTAGATTCTAAATTAAAAGCAGTTGAGGCTGACAAGCAAATGAAACAAGCACAAGTTGACACTGCTTTGGGAGTGTTAAATATTGTTAAACAAAGTGCAGGACAAAGTGCAGAATTACAAAAGGCTTTACTTATAGCAGATTCAGCAGCAGGAATTGCAAGTATTATAATTGATACAAATGCAGCCAATGCAGCAGCAGCATTAAATCCATTAGTTTTTTTACCCGGTGGTTCAGCCATACTAGCAAAAAATATTGCTAGAAATAAAATAAATGCAGCCATTGGAATTGGCAGTACAATAGCAGCAACTGCACAAGGATTAAAAGGAATAGGAAAAGGAGGATCAGCAATATCATCTACTTCTATTCCATCTCCATCTATTAGTGGTGGTAATGCAGTTTCAGAATCACAAGCACCTGCCTTTAACATAGTAGGAACAAGTGGAATTGAACAGATTGCAGATGTTGTAGCATCACAAGCACCTGTTAAAGCATTTGTTGTTGCAAACGATGTAACAACTGCACAAAGCCTTGAGAGAAACATTGTGGAAGGAGCAACATTATAAAAAACAAAAAACAAGAAAATTAACCGTTATATAAATATGAAAATTGTAGAATTAGTTTTGGATGACAATGAAGAGAGTGGTATTGAAGCCATCTCTATTGTTGAATCACCTGCTATTGAATCAGATTTTGTAGCCTTAAAATCAGATGAAGTAAAACTAGCAGAAGTTGACACAGAGAAAAAAATATTGATGGGTGCTTTGTTAATTCCAAACAAACCCATTTACAGAAAAACAGAAGGTGAAGAATATTATATTTATTTCTCAAAGGATACAGTTTTAAAAGCATCTCAAAGATACCTAACAAATGGATATCAAGGTAATTCTACATTAGAACATTCTGACAACTTACAAGGATTGACATTAGTTGAAAGTTGGATAGTTGAAGATGATAAGTATGACAAATCAAGAAAGTATGACATGAATGTTCCAATAGGGACTTGGATGGGTACTGTAAAAGTAAACAATGAAGAGGTTTGGAATGATTATGTTAAAACAGGAAAAGTAAAAGGATTTAGTATAGAAGGCTTTTTTGCCGATAAAATTAAAGCATCAAAGGTAGAAAAAATACAAACACTTGAAGAAATAGAAGAAGAAGAGGCTGCTGAAATGCTTTCTATGATTAAGGGTATTGTGAAAGATGGTAAGGTTGAAATGGAATCTTATTCAGATTATCCCGATTCAGTAAAAAACAATGCTCAAAGAGGTATTGATTTAAATAAAGAAGTTAAGAACAAATGTGCAACGGATGTAGGCAAAATAAGAGCGCAACAACTAGCACAAGGTAAACCTATATCAGTAAGTACAATAAAAAGGATGTACTCTTATTTAAGTAGGGCAGAAGAATACTATAATGAAAAAGACAAGGAAGCGTGTGGTACAATCTCATATCTTTTATGGGGAGGTAAATCTGCAAAAACTTGGGCATTGAGTAAACTAAAACAATTAAAAATCAAATAAAATGAATAAAAGAGAATTAAGTAAAGTATTCAGCAGACTAGCAAAAGAGGAAGTTAATCTAGGAACTCATAGAGTTGAATTAACATTCGTTCAAGACATTCAAAAACTAATAAGAGAAATTGAAGATGTTATTGAACAAGCATATAAAGATGAGGATGAAATTGCTGGGGAATTAAACCAAGTTGAAATGGCAAAAGAATCTTTGTTAAGACAAATCGCAGCATCGGAAAGTAATGCACAAGAATTAAAAACGGGAGTAAAAGCCGAAATAGCAGATTTGAAAAGCAGAATGTCAAAAGCAGCAGGAGAATTAGGAATTGATGTTAAAGATATTAAAGGTATGACTGAACTTGATGCTTTGGGAAAAGAAGCACCCAAAGTTGGTGATTATTTAAATGGACTAATAAAGAGGGCTAAAAAAGAAGCCAAGTAAATGCAAGGCATCAAAAGAAAGAATTACATTCCTAATCCTACATCTCCAAAAGGAGGTAGAAGAGCGTGTTTGTGTCCCGATAATACCTATTCAATAAAGTGTTGTGATGGTGATAATTGGGCACAAGGCATTGGTGTTATTACAGGAGTGGAAGGTAATTTTTTAACTAAGGAAGATACTGATTTGATTCTTCAAGAGGATAACAATAAAATTATAGTATAATGGCAAATTCTAAAATATCTGCTTTACCAATAGCGACTGCATTACAAGGTAATGAGGCATTTGCATTGGTTCAAAGTGGTACAACCAAAAAAACTACTTTAAGTGATATAGACAATTACGTTATTGCAACACACATAACTGTGGAAGATGGTGACACAATAAATTTATCAGATACTACTTATGCTAGTTCTACATTAATAAAGTTTACATTTACTGCAACAGGTGGAATAGAAAATGCAACGGTTAATTTGCCAAGTGTAAACGGAACAAACACAAACAGATTAATAAGGTTTATCTCTGACACAACATTTACATCTAATACTAGGGTTAGTTTAACTCCCATTAGTGGAGCAACCATAGATGGTTCATCCTCTCCTTATATAATAAACAAAGAATACGAAGGTGTTCAGTTGTGGAGCGATGGAACAGAGTGGTTCATAATTCAAAAGAAAGCGTGAAAATGCAAAATAAATTTTAATAAACGTTATATCAATATGAAATCAAATGAAGTTTTAAACCAAATCAAAACGGTTTTGGGAATTGAGGTTAAACTTGAAACTCAAAAGTTGGAAAATGGGACTGTTTTAGAAGCAGAATCATTTGAAAAAGGGAGTGATATATTTATCATGACTGATGATGAAAAGGTAGCACTTCCTGTTGGTGAGTATATGCTTGAAGATTCAAGGCTTTTAGTTGTTGAAGAAGAAGGTAAAATTGCTGATATTAGAGAAGTGAGTGATGAAGTTCCTCAAAAAGAAGAAACAGAAGATTTAGTTGAAGAAGATTTGACTGAAGAAAGCCTAGAAGAAGAGGCTGATGTTGCTGATTGGAAAGGAATGGAAATAAGAATTAAAAATCTTGAGGATGCCATTGCGGATTTAAAAGCCGATAAAATGGAAGCAAGTAAAGTAGAGAAAGAAGTTGAAGAAAAACTTGAAGAAAAACTTTCTGCAGAACCTGCTGCCAAAGCAATCAAGCATAATCCCGAAGGTGAATCAAGTAAACAAGTAAAAATGCACATTTCTCCTAACCGAGTAATGAGTACAAGAGATAGAGTTTTTCAAAAAATATCAAATTTAAAATAAAATGGCAGTAAACATAACAAGCACATATGCAGGAACTTTCGCAGGTTCTTACATCTCGGCGGCTTTGCTTTCGGGAAATACGATTGCAAATGGTGGAATCGAAGTGAAACCAAATATCAAATACAAAGAAGTTATCAAGAAGGTAGCAACTAGTGGTTTGGTAGTAGATGCAACTTGTGATTTCACAAGTGCAGGATCAGTTACATTAACTGAGAGAATTATTCAACCCGAATATTTCCAAGTAAATCAAGAAATGTGTCTCACACCTTTCCAATCTGATTGGGAGGCTGCTCAAATGGGATACTCTGCTTTTGATCAATTACCTCCTAAGTTTTCTGATTTTATTATCGGGCAATTTGCGTCTGAGGTAGCGGCTAAGACAGAATCTAACATTTGGAGTGGTGCAAATGCTACAACAGGTGAGTTTGATGGTTTTGTAACACTTATGACTGCTGACGCTGATGTTATTGATGTAGCAGCAGGTGCAGTTGTTGTTGGTAACGTAGTTACTGAAATGCAGAAAATAGTTGATGCTATTCCTGCTACTTTATTTGGTAAGGAAGATTTACATATTTATGTATCACAAAACATTGCAAAGGCTTATGTTGGTGCAATGGGAGCATTAGGAAGTGGTATTGACAACAGAGGAGCGTTGTGGTATCAGAATGGTGCACCTTTATCATTTGGTGGTATTCCATTATTTGTAGCAAATGGATTAGGAGATAATCAAGCAGTTGCTGCTGAGAAATCTAATCTCTTTTTTGGAACTTCTTTACTTTCAGATCAAAATGAAGTTAAGTTGTTAGATATGAGAGATTTGGATGGCTCACAAAATGTGAGGTTGGTGATGCGATTTGCAGCAGCCGTACAGTACGGAATTGGTTCTGACATCGTTCTATACTCTTAATAAATTTTAAACCATAAGAAAGGGGTAGGTGGTTATGTCTATCTACCCTTTTTTTTTAAATATAAAAAATATGGCGTGTAATGTATCAGCAGGGAGAGTACTTCCTTGCAAAGCAGGATTCGGAGGAATTAAGGCTGCTTACTTTTTTGATCTAGATGGATTAGGAGCATTGACATATACAGATGGAGTAATAACTGCAATAGCAGGTACTCCTACTGTTTATGAGTACGATGTGAAAAATACATCTTCACTAGAAACTGCAATTAACAGTTCTAGGGAAACAGGAACAACGTTCTATGAGCAAACGCTTAGTTTAACTTTAACTTATCTAGATGCACCAACACAAGAGCAAATTAAATTACTTGCTTGGGGACGTCCTAGTGTAGCGGTTGAAGATTATTATGGCAATATGTTTATAGTAGGTTTGGAGAATGGTGTAGAGATGACAGGTGGAACAATCGGCACAGGAACACAACCCGGTGATTTGAGTGGATTCACAATGACATTGGTAGGGCAAGAACCCGATCCTTCAACATTTATCACTTCAACATTGATAACAGGAGCAACTCAAGGAACAAAAATTGATCCTACTTCAGCAGTAACTCCTTAATTATTTATTTTTCTTCTAGTAAAAGCATCTCTTTGAGGGGGTGCTTTTTTTTTGTCTTATTTAGTTGACAGTACACTACTGTCCATTCTTTTTAACCTTAAAATTGTCTATAAAAATGCAAGAATTACACAATCAAATACAAAGTTTAGAATCTCAATTAACAGGTAATATGTTCACAGACATGGAAATAAAGGATAAAATCCATAATCTTAAAATGAAATTAAATGGTTCTAAACCTAGTTCTTCTGAAATTGATTGTGTCGGGTGTGGATCATAAAACAAAACCCTAATTTTTTTGCGTTATATAGGTATGATTGTATCAACAACATCAGCATCTGCACAAACATTTAAGGTAATACCAAGAGATTATACTTTAACGGCATTCACAATGAGCATAAGAGATGACAGTACAAACGTAACTGTGACATATAACATTACAGGTGTCACTACAAGCGGAAATTATAGAACATTTCAAAACACATTCTCACCTGTTTTAGTATCCAATCACTTTTACGACATGACTCTTTACGCAGGTACAAACATAATTTTCAAGGATAGAATCTTTTGTACTGATCAAACAATCAATCAAGTGGATAATGATTATTACAACTTAAATGAAGGACAATTCACAACAGATGATTCTTACAACAACGAATACATAGTAGTATGAAAAGACAAAAGAGTTTACCCAAAGGTGTGACAAAAAACCCAAGTATTGGATTTGTTAATTTAAGCACCTACACTTCACCCGAAGTAAAAGAGGTAAAAAACAAAGATTGGGTAGAATACGGTGTTGACAATAATTATTTTCAATTCTTAATTGATAGATATAATGGATCACCCACAAATAACGCTGCTATCAATGGCATAAGCCAAGCAATTTATGGTAAAGGATTAAACGCAACAGACGCCAATAAGAAACCTAATGAGTATGCTCAGATGGTTTCATTATTTGGTAAAGATTGTGTTAGAAAATTATCCTATGATTTAAAATTAATGGGGCAATGTGCTGCTCAAATTATCTATTCTAAAAACAGAAAAAAGATAATTAAGGTAGAACACTTTCCAATTGAAACTTTAAGAGCAGAGAAAGCCAATGAAGATGGAGAAGTTCCTGCATATTACTATTTCAAGGATTGGACAAACATTAAACCAAGTGATACACCTTTAAGAATCCCTGCCTTTGGGATGTCAAAAGAGGATATTGAAATTTTATACATTAAACCATACAAAGCAGGTTTTTATTATTATTCACCTGTGGATTATCAAGGTGGTTTGCAGTATTGTGAGTTAGAAGAAGAGATTTCTAATTATCATATCAACAATATAATGAATGGGTTAGCACCTTCCATGCTCATTAACTTTAATAACGGCACACCCAACCAAGAAGAAAGGCAATTACTAGAAAGTAAAATTGCATCTAAATTTAGTGGAACAAGTAATGCAGGTAAATTTATACTTGCATTTAATGATAATGCTGAATCAAAGGCAGATATTACACCTGTTCAATTATCAGATGCTCACAATCAGTATCAATTCCTTTCAACAGAGGCTACACAAAAAATAATGGTAGCACATAGGGTTGTCTCTCCTATGTTATTAGGTATTAAAGATAATAGTGGACTAGGCAACAATGCAGATGAAATTAAAACTGCATCCTTATTGATGGACAACACAGTAATCCGTCCATTCCAAGAGTTGTTAATTGATTCATTTGATCAAATACTTGCCTATAATGACATTGCTTTAAATCTGTATTTTGTCACTTTGCAACCTTTAGAGTTTACAGAGGTTGACACAACAATACAAAGCGAGGAGGACATCGAAGAGGAGACAGGTGTACAGATGTCTAAGATCAGTTTAAAAGAGATTGATGGGCAAACTGTCTATGAGACAAAAGAAGAAGCCGAAGAGGTAGCAGAGGCACTTGGATGTGAAGGCTCACACGAGCATGAGGAAGATGGAAAGGTTTGGTTTATGCCTTGTGCTACACATGATGATGCTATTAATCTTAAAAAGCCTTGTTACGATGGTTACGAAATGGTAGGAATGAAAACCAAGAATGGCAAGAAAGTTCCTAATTGCGTACCTATAAA